GGGCCGGCGTAGAAGTAGAGCGTGGCGTCGACGGTGTAGTTCTGGATGGTCGCGCTCTGGACGGTGACGGCGTCGGTGAGCGGCCGGACGTCATCGGCGGAGAGGACGGCGTCGACGGCATCGAGCAGGGCCTGGTCGGCGCTGCCGTCGCCGGTGCGCGAGAGCACGGTGACGGTGACGGCGCCCGGGCTGGGGCTGGTGGCGCTGGCGTCGAGCACGTCGCCATCGGATGACAGGGCGTGGAATACGTAGGCGCCCTCTGGCCCAGCCGTCGAGAAGCCTTCCAGCGAGAGCTGGATGCGGCGGCGGAAGTCGCTGTCGCTCTCGTAGGTCGGCGGGATCGGCGGGATGGCGTCCGGATCGCCAGCATCCACCAGCAGGCGATCGACGCCGAACAGCGCGCCGAGGTTGTCCAGGTCGGAGCCTGCGGCGTAGGCGAGCATGACGGCCTTGGATGCCTCGTTGACGCGCTGGCGAAGGATTGTTTCGCGGTAGGCGGCGACTTCGAGGATCTTGTAGGCCGGATCGGACTCGACCAGCGCATCGAAGGCCGGGTCGCGCGACTGCAGGTCGGCCAGCATCTCGGTCAGGACGGTCTCGAAGTCGACCGACTCGACTACGTCCGGGGCCGACAACTGCGAAAGATCGACTGCGGTAAACGTGCCCGCCATCAGGTCACCTCGATGCCATCAATGGTTACCGGCTTTCCATCCGGCAGGTAATCGCCGACGAGATCGATCTCCACGTAACCGGCTGCCCCGGTGCGGGCCTTCACCCGCGTCACCCGGATGCGCGGCTCCCACTTGGCCAGGGCTTCTACCGTGGCGGCATAGATGTCGACGAGCGTGGCGCGGTTGAGCGGCGCGTCAACGAGGCGATAAAGGCGCGAGCCGTATTCACGACGCATCACCCGCGTGCCGATCGGGGTGGTGAGAATGTCCCGAATCGACTGGCGCAGGTGATCGATGCCGGTGAGGCGCGTGCCGTCTGTGGAGTCGATCCCGTCCATGCCGACATCATCGGCAACATGCAGGCCGGCATCCTCTGGCGGTTTTTCCCGACCTGCTGGCCGCTATCAGTTCGGCGCGCCGGTATTGCCGCCGTCGTTCTCTGGGTGGGTGTGGGTCTTGAGGCTGACGCCGTCCGCGGCGACGTCGCCGCCGCTGACGTTGATGTCGCCGGTGATGCTGGCCGTCGCGCCGGTGCCGCCCTGGCCAACCATGCCGGCCAGATACATGAGCAGGCCTTCGGCGGTGACGTCGCCAGTGAACAGGCTGTCCGGGCTGTCGACCGTGAGCTGCGGCGTGGTCAGCTTGGTCTGCCCGTCCTCGAGGACCAGCGAGGTTTGCCCGACCTGCAGGGTGATCTTGCCGCCGGATGGCACGCTCACCTGGTAGTGCTGGGCGGCGCGGTCATGCTCGACCACCGTGCCGTTCTTGTACTCCTGCCGATGGGTGTCGGCGCTGGATGCCGGCGCCGGGTGGGCACTGCGGAACACGGCCGGCAGGACAAACCCCTGCGCCATCTCGCCGCTTGGCGACAGCACGAGCACCTGCTCTCCAACTTCCGGGGCCCAGTAGGTGCGATCCGGCCCGGCGCGATGCGTGAGCCATGGCAGCCAGGCGGTCTCCAGATCGCCGGCCTTGACGCGCACCCGGGCCGCGGCGGCATCCAGCGCGGAAACGGTGCCCGGTCGGATCAGGTTCGCCAGGCGGCGCTCCATGTCCGCCATGCCCCACATGGCGCCCGGCATCATGTACCCGGCACCTCGGTATAGTCTTCCTCGTTATCCGGCCCAATCTCGGGCGACCAGCTCACGAGTACGGTCTCGGGGATGGTGCCGTCGTTGGTCCAGACGGTGTCGCCGATGTGCACGGTCTGCCGCCAGGTGACGCGCCACACTTCGTAGCGGTCGAGCTCCGGGGAGAACTCGTCCGGCGCCACCGTCATGATCTCGGCCGGTCCGACGCCGCCGCCCTGCCCCCAGCGCTGCTGGTTGATGAACCCGGCCAGTGCCGCCGAGGCCCGGCGCACCTCACGATGCGCGTCCGGCGTGCGAAAGCCCATGACGATGCGGGCATCGAAGGTGGCGACCAGGGCCAGTTGCTCGGTGAAGGTCTCGCCGCCCTCGTCCGGCTCGAAGTCCACCAGCTCTAGCAGGCAGGCGGGCACGGTCGGTTGGCGGCGGTCGTCGCGGTAGAACTCGACGGTCTTGAGATCGGGGAACTGCGCGCCGATCTGGGTCTCGATGGCCGTGTGCAGGTCGTCGAGCGTGACGTTGGTGATCATGTCGGTCATCGGCCTGCCCCGTGTTTCGTCCGCCCGCGCAGGTCCTGCATGAAGTGGTGCATGAAGATCTCGTCGACGCGGGTGAAGATCTCGTCCTCGACGTAGATCTGCATGCGGTCATGGACCGGAACGGTGACGCCCTGGATCGGGCGGGACTTCTCGCCGACGCGCTGGAATATCGTGCGCGTGCGGCTGTTGTACATCTTCCCGACGAAGCCGTCCTTGTAGAAGTGACGGCCCACGCCACGGCTGACGAACTCGGCCCCGCCCTTCACGTTGCGCGCCCTGCCCTTGAAGGCGCGCAGCGGCAGGTCGTTAAAGCCGAACCAGACGGAAACCTCGCCGAAGCGGTTTTTCTTTGGGCGTTTGAACATGGCGTTGCGCAGCCGACGGCGAACGTACTTGGCCGCGCGCAGTTGCAGCTCGTCCTGCAGCTCCTTGCTGGCCTCCTTGCGGATGGTGCCGGCGGTGCGGCGCAGGGCCCGGCTCAACGCGGAGCGGAACTGCTGTTCGGTCGCGCCTAGATCGTCCTGCAGCTTGAACAGTTCATGAACGTCGAGATCCAAATAGAACATGCGTCAGGCCTGCGGAGCGAGTTCAAGCATGCCCAGTCCGGTGCCGTCGTTCTGCGGCCCGGTGAGCACGTCGTACTTGGTGCCGTTGATTTCCACCTCGTCGCCGCGCAGCACGTCCGCGACGTCGGCGATCTTGGTGGTGAGGCGCGGCTGGACGGTGTCCATGTCGTATTCGCCGGTCTGGGTGTTGACGTAGGGCTCATCGAAGATGCCGACGATGTCCCGGGTGGACCCGTCCTGAAAATGGATCAACGCCTCCTCGCCGAACTCGTCCGGATCGAAGAAGACGTCGAGGTTTTCCCAGTCGCGGGATGCCATCGTTAGTACTTCGGCTGCGCGACCAGCTCGGAGGCCAGCACACCGGCCGGCGAGGTGCCGCCGAGGGTGTAGGCGAGGCGCACGTATCGGCCAACCTTGTCGATGTCGAAGCCGATCGCCTCGTGCACGCCGCCAGCGTTGGTGAGCTGGGTGAGCGAAACGGCAGTGACCTCGGTGAAGGTCTGATCGTCGTCGCTCTCCTCGAGCACCAGGTCGATGGTGTTGTCGGCCGCCTCGGTGGCGCCGGCGTTGACGACCAGCTGGGCGTGGCCCATCAGATGGCTGGTGTCGACGCTGGCACCGTTACCGCTGCCCGTGACCCGCGCTGCCTCGAGCAGCTGCTTCGGTTCAATCTTCATCTTCGATGGCCTCCAGCGCTTCGATCAGGTCGGCCTTCTTCATGTTCGCGAAGCCCTCGACGCCCTCTGCCTGGGCGATCTCCTTGAGCTCGGCGACGGTCATGTCGGCCAAGTCGGATTCATCCTCTTCGTCTCCGGTAATGTCCTTGGCCTTGCCGCGGGAGATCAGCTCCTTGGCGAGCTTCTCCGGGATGTCTTCCGGGACGACGAGTTCTGAGTCGGCCCGGCGGACCTTGCCATTGAGTCCGATCGCCGACGTCAACTTGATTCGTTTGCTCATGTTCGTGCTCCTGTGTCGGAAAGGGCCGCGCTATGCGGCCCGGTCAGCGGGACGGATTAGAGGGTGTTGCGGCCGAGGCAGAACGACTCGGTGCGCCGCAGCGCGAAGTCAACGTCCTGCATGGCCACGATGCGCACCCGGCCCTTGCTGCTGTGGGTGTACGGGTCGACCGTCAGGTCCAGGCCGCCCCACATGCCGATCAGCATGTCGTTGAAGTTACCGAAGAACACGTCGCCGGCGTTGACCTGGTTGGTCACCTCGGCGCCGTAGCCATTGACCGTGTTGCCCTGCTCCCAGATCGGGGCGCCGTCGGTGCCGCTGAACTTCTGCGTGGTCTTGTAGTGGCCGCGCATGCCGCTGTTCATCACGTAGGCCATGGAGTTGACGTCCGCGTTGTCGGACGCGATCTCGGACTCCATGTTGACGGTCTCGGCGTAGGTCGGGTTGGCCGCGCCGAAGTTGACCGCGTTGATCCCGGTGACGTTGGCGATACCCAGCGGCTGGTTGGCAGAGCCGGAACCGTAGAAGCCCGCCTTGTCGATGGTCAGCGCCAGCGCCGTGGCCAGGTCGGAGCGCACCAGCGCCTCGACGTCCATGGAGGACTGCATCATCAGCCGGCGGGTGATCTCGGACAGGGCTGCAACCGTCTTCGGGGTCAGGCCGATCTGATCGAGCTCGAGGCCGTCCTCGGGTGCGTCGCCGTCCTCACCGATCCAGTAGCCGGACGCGCCGGATGCCTGCTTCGGAATGTCGACGTTGCCGACCAGGCCGGCCATGGTGCGCGCCAACTGCATCAACACGGTGCGGTTGCGCAGCAGGTCGTCGAACGAGGACGACATCAGGTCGGTAGCCACCGAGTGGCCGCCGGAGTCACCGGCCGCGGTGCCGCTGGTGTCGCTGTTCAGCGCACGGGAGAGCACGTCCTGCGGGACGAGGATGCCTTCCGGCTCCTTGCCGGATCGCTCGGCAGCCGCGCGGCTGGCCTCGAACTCGAACTTGGCCGCTTCCTGAGCGCGACGGTCGGTCGGGTTGGACAGGGCGCGGATGGCGCGGACGAACGAGAACTGGCGCACCTCCTTGTCGTCCATGCCGATCTCGGATCCGCGTGCGTCGTCGAGCGGCTTGTTGGAGCGCTCGTTCATGTGCTTGAGCAGCGCGCGCTGGAAGTCTTCCGGGCCCTTGCCGTCCTTGACGAAGTCGCGCGCCAGGTCCTCGGCACCGTACTCCTCACCCATCTGCATGATGGTGGAGACGCGCTCCTGCACACGGGTGGCTGCGGCTTTCTCGGCCTCGCCAGCACGCTCGATGGTTTCGAGCACTTCGACAATCTTGCCGTGCTCGTCGACTTTTGCGCGTACCAGGTTGCCCTGGGCGTCGCGGAGAATCTTCTCTTTCATGACAGGTTCCTCTTCGGAGTTGTTCTTTCCACGTGCCCCATCATCGGCAGGGGCGCCGCTCGGTTCCTCTGGCGGGTTTTCCATGGACCGGCCGACACCAACGGTCGGGTCGGCCGGCACGGGCACCAGGCTGATCTCGAAGGGCTGCCATCGGGTGACGTGGACGAGATCCGGCTGACCTTGCCGGTCCTCGACCTCGACCTTGCTGATGGAGTAGCCCACGGAGACATGACGGCGAATGCCGTCGACGACGTCCTGCCATATCTCGGAGGCGCGCGCTCCACGACCGAAGCGCACCTTGGCGCGACCCCGTCGGTCGCTCCCGATTTCCACCGATTCGACAACGCCGATCTGGTCGTCCCAGTCGTGGTTGACCAGGAGGGCCGCCCCGTCATTGAGGCGGCTGGTGTCCATTGCGCCCGAGTCGTGGCTGAGCACTTCCTCACCGAAGAAGCGCATCACCGGTGCCTCGGACGAGAAAGCGAGATCGACGGTGCGGCTTTCCTCGTCGATCTCGCGGACCTCGGCCAGCCGATTGAGTCCATCGGACCCGGCCTGCTGGTTGATCTGTTCTGCGGTGATGGCGCGGGCAAGCGCCATGCCTTCAATCGTTGTTCGTTGCATCGGGGACTCCCGTGGGTTGGAGTTGGCCACCCAGGGCGGCGTGGATGTATTCCTCAGGGATGCCGGAGCGGCGCATGGACTCGATGTCGCGCGAGACCTCGCGCCAGACGGTGTCCGGGTCACGGCCCTGCTCGCGGATGATTCCGCCGGGCGACTGCAGGAAGGCGTTCTTGCTGTCGATGGCCGACTTCACGTCGCGGGCCGGGTCGATCCACTGCCAGCGGCGTGGCTGCCAGGCGACGTCGCGGTACTTGTCGATGCGCTCCGGCTTGAGCGGTTTGCCGGCGACGCGGATGCGGCCACGGATGAGGGAATGCGGCAGCCACTCGTCGAACACTGGCTGGATCAGCACCTCGATCAGCCATTCCTGCAGATCCTTCCAGTGCTCGCGCTCGTCGAGCGTGCCCTGCCGGATGGAGGAGAAGTTGACGCCCTCGAGGTCGTTGGCGAGGTTGTTGTAGGCGACACCGAATCCGGATGAGATGCCGCGAAGCATCGACTTGTGGAACGGCTGGAACTCGCCGTTCGGGTACTGCGGGTTGTACTCGTGAGGACGGACGCCGGCGGGCAGCTCCTGCCAGGTGCCTGGCTCACCGTCGACGAACACTTCCTCGTCTTCGTCCGCCTCGGGGCCGTAGCCTTCATCCCAGGTGAAGAAGCCCATCTTGTTGGCGCCGGCGCGGGCGTTGACGAGCGCGGCCTTCTCGAAGCCGCCGAGCATGTTGAGCCGCCACAGGGCGGTGGACATCCACGGCAGGCCGCGCTTCTGGCCGATGATGTCGGGGCTGAACCCGTGGATGATCTCGTCGGCCGGGACGCGCTCGAAGTTGCGGCCGTGGAACTGGTAGGCGCCGGCGCTCGGCGATGTGCTTGAGAAGTAGTACGCGACCGGTCGTCCGTAGCGGGTGAACTCGATCCCGTGGCGGATAAACTGGCCGCCGGGCAGGCGATCCTGATCGAGGTCCACCGGGCAGCGCTGCGGGTCAAGCAGCTGCATGGAGAAGCCCCACGGCCCGGAATCTGGGCCGAATATCTTGCGCACCATGAACTCGCCGTCCTTGGCGGCGCTGTTCACGCACTGGTTCTGGATGGAGCGCCACGAGAGCTGGCCGGTGACGTCGGCGTTGTCGCGCTTGCCCCAAGTAGCGAATGCCTTCTCGATGGCGTCGTTGGCCGGCTGGTCGATCTGGCCGCTGGGGTCTTTCGCCTGTGCCTGCAGGACGACGCCGCGCGGTCCGACGATGTTCTGCCGGCACATGCGCAGGAAGTTGCGGGCGTAGTCGTTGTTGGCGGCCTGCTCGCGGGAGCGGGCGACAAGCACGCGCTGGTTCCGACGGATGATGTCGTCGGCCGCCAGCGGCATGGTGGTCCAGCTTTCGGTGAGCCGGTCGCTGCTGCCGGCGTCGAACAGGCGCTTGGCTGCCCGGGCGAGCGGGTGGCGTTTCGGCCGCGGCTTGGTGGCGGTCTGCTGGGTGTCGTTACGCTTGAAGATCCCGAGCATCAGAAGCGCACCCTCACTGGCCGGCCGAGCAGCGACTGACCTTTGGCTGCCATCTTCTGCCGGCGGACTTCATCGCGATACCGGTCCCGCAGTCGCAGCAGCTCGTCAATCCCTTGCCGCTCGAGCTCGCGGTTATTGACGCGGTAGCGCCGCTGGTCCTTGGTGGCTCGGCTCTCGATGACGGCCTCGATCGCCTCGAGCACCTTCTCGGCGTGGGTGCGGCCGTCGTAGCCGGCGGCCTTGTCGGCCAGGTCCGGCAGCACTTCGACGTTGCCCTCCTCGACCTGCAGCACATCGGTGCCATCGGTCACGCGGATGGAGACCCAGTACTGCCCTGGCGACCAGCCACCAGTGGTGGTCGCATCCTCTTTCAGCAGGTAGTCGTCACCGTCGGCGGTCGCCGTCAGGTCGATCGCATCAATGCCGCGCAGCACGACGGAGAGCGTCCACGAGCTCGCCGGGTAGTCCGGCAGTCTGATGGTCTGCTCAAGCGTCAGGCCTGCGGCGATCTTGGCCGGTAGATACTGCAAAGCGCGTCACCAGTTGGTCACCCAGTTGGAGCCCGCCTTCTTCTTGCGGCGGCGTCGCTTCCTCGTGGGTTTGGCGGATTTGGTCACGGTTTCAGTGTCCGCCGGCTCCGGCTTCGATTCCTCTGGCGGTTTTTCCGCTGCCATTTCGTCGTCGACTTGCTCCTGCAGCTTGTCGTGCAGGCGCTTGATGTTCGGGTTGGCGATCTTGAGCGCGGCCAGCGCGTAGGCGCGGCAGTCGGTGCCCTCGTTGCGCGGCCGTGTCTGGTGCCACTCGCGCACCGGGAAGCCCTTGACGTACTTGGTCACCAGCTTCTCGGCGGTGATCTGCTTGTACCACTCCGGATCGCGCCCCTCGGGGAAGTGGCAGTAGCCGGGGCCATGATCCTCGATGGCTAGGCGCTTGGCGTTGATGAGCTTCGCCTCGTCGACGCCGACGCTGAACAGGTCGACCGGGCGCTGGCCGCGGCCGGTGCGCTTGCGGCTCGGGGCCGTGACGATCGGCCGACCCCACCCGGGCGCGCCCTTGATGGCGAACAGTCTCCGTCCCTGCTTGCCCTTGGCGTAGTCGTAGGCGGCCTGGGTGTAGCCCTTGCCGCCGCCGGTGTCGAGGCAGGCGCCATTGAGTGTGAGCTGCGCACCGGATTCGTGCCGCCAGGTGCGGCCGAGGTAGTCATCCAGGTCAGACCAGACGTCTCCATGCATCGGGTCACCCCAGAGCACGGAGTAGTCAACGCTCCACGATTCCTCGCCAAGCCCCCAGGCCACGGTCTCGACCTCGAGCCGATCCTCCTGCATGTCGATGCCGGCGGTAAGCACGACGCCACCGGCGGGCACATCGGCCGGGTACGGTTCGGCGCGAGCCATCAGGCCGGTGCTGTCGACCTGCTCGCCCTGCTCTTCCCATGTCTCGGCGAGAGATACGTTGACGAATGTCTGCAGGTCGCCGGCTGCCTTCTTGTCGAGGAAACTCTGCACGATGTCGCGCAGCTTGCGGAAGCAGGAATAGAGCTCGGACAGGTGGTAGCTGGCGTGGCCGCGGAATGGCTTATCTCCCTTCCAGCCGTGACCGAGTCGCTCGGCGTTGCGGATCGCGGCAATACGCTCGCCGTCGTTCCATTGCACGCCGCAGTGGTCGCAGACGTAATACGCGGTACCGGGTAGATGCTCGCCGTCATCGGCCTGATCCCACTGCACGTTCGACCACTTGAGCACCTGGGCCTCGCCGCAGTGAGGGCACGGCACGTGGAATCGTCGCTGGTCGCCGGCCTCGTAGGCCTTTTCGATGTGGCTGGCACCCTTGATGGTCGGGGTGCTGATCTCCATCAGCAGGCGTTGGTCGCCGAACGTGGCGGCGCGCTGCCATAGCAGGCTGACCGGGTGGCCTTCGTTGGTGCGGTCGTAGCCGTCGGTCTCGTCGCAGACGATGAACGGGGCGGATCGGCCGCGCATGGTCTTGGGACTGCCGGACCAGGCGAACATGATGAAGCCGCCGGGGTAGCTCTTCATCTTGTCGTTGTTGACCCCGTCCCGACCGCGCGGCTTGGCGATCAGGTTGGCGAGCGATTCGTTGGTCTCGACCAGCGGGTTGAACTTGGTGTTGATCCACGTCTGCAGATCGCCCTGGCTCGGCTGCAGCATCATCTGGCTGGTCGGGTTCTGGCCGATCCGGTAGGACTGCGCGCAAAGGGCGAGCTGTGTCTTGCCCAGCTGGGCACCGAACATCAGGGTGATGCGCTGGCACTGCGGGTTGATGGTCATGTCCAGCGGTTCGCGCTGGTAGGGAGCATTGTCGAATCGGATCAGGCCGGGGATGGCGTTGCCGATCGGGATCTGGATGTTCTTCTCGGCCCACTCCGATGGCTTGAGATCGGGCGGCGGGCGCAGGTGGCGCTGCGACACCTTGATCGCCGAGACCACCCCGCGCGGGTTGCTGAACTTGTGGGTGTCGGTCATGCCGCCTCGTCAGCGGATTCGATGATCTCTTCTTCCTCGCACAGGCCGGACTCGGCCAGCGTCTCGAGTGCCTGGTCGATCTCCGCCAGCAGCACGGACTTGAACCGGGTCTCGTCGGTCTCGCCGATGAGCATGGGCACGGCGCGGCCGGGCACGTTACGCATGCGGGCGCGCACCTCGGCGAACGCCTTGGACACGCCCTTCTCTATCTCCTCGAGGGGCGCGACTTCCCGCCGCTCCTTGGCAAGAGAGAGCTCGGCCATGCTGGTTTCTGCCGCCAGCTTGCGGCGCTTGAGTTCTTCCTCGTCTGCGGTCGACTCGTCGCCGATCGCATTGGTCACCGCCTGGTCACGCTCCCACGCGATCACGTCGGCCGACTCGAAGATCCACTTCTTGCCCTGCCCGCCACGCTGGGTGAACGGCATGCCGCGGCGGACCTTGGCGTCCACCGTCGGCAGGCTGCATCCCAGCAGATCAGCTATCTCGGCTTTGCTCAGTCGCATGGCTACCCCAACAACAAACCGATTTCAGAGGCCCACGCAGAAAGGAGTTTTTGCGATCCCGTGTCACCCACCCGGCGTGGGGTCCTCCGGAGTACCTTTTCAATCCGAGGGATGGTCATCAGAAACAGCACCAGGGAGCGCATCAACGGTTGCCTGATGGCGCGCTTGGCAGTCTCGGTACATCCCGGCTGCCGTGACGATCCAGCGGGCTGTCACTCGCTGGCTTGGTGATTCGATAGTCGGTAGGTCCGGGCACGAGCTGGCCAGATTCGCCGGCAGGCTCGGCCCCGGTGATGGCGTTGTTGAGCACGCGGAGAGCGCCAGGGCTCCAATCGCAAGCACGGTCAGCTTCCACATACTTGATCACCTCGCGGGTGCGGTAGCGTGTTTCGGTCTGGCGTTCGGCACGTCCGGCCTCGTATTCGATCGACTGCTGATCGGCGATGGCCTGCTGCATGGCAATCGCCTGCTCCACCTTGGCCCGGCACTCGTCCTGCCCCTGCTCGATCAGGCCGGCCCGGTACTGCCACCAGACTGCTACCAGACCAGCCATGCCAGCGACGGCGACGATGATCCGCCAGTAACCGATTGCCGCGGTGGCGAGTTTGATGATCCGTCTCATTGCAGCCCCTCGAGCTTTCGCCCAGTGCCGGTGGTGATGCGCTTGAGCACGTCCGACCCCATGTAGCCAACGGCAAACGCCGAGACGGCAGTGATCTGCCCGGCCGTGCTCAATGCGCCGTAACCAGTCAGGGCGCCGATAACCGACAGCGACGTGCGCCACGGGTGCCGACGAATGGCCTGACATGGATGCAGCGCCTCACCAGCCGACCGGTACTCGGCCATGATCGTGGCGCCGTGCGCAGCGAGCCCGTAGGCGAGCATGGCAAGCGGGTGGAACAGGACGGCCTCGATCATGCCGCTATCCCATCCGCAGCCCAGGCGGCGGCGTCGAAGACCGGGCAGGCTTTGTGCGGGTCCAGATCACGGTGTCCGCAAATCCGCGCGTTCGGGTAGGCGGCTGCCAGTCCCTCGACCAGCACGGCGAGCCGCTCCCATTGGGACGCGGTGTAATTGCAATCAGGATCACCGGCGCCGTTGATGCCGCCGACCATGCAGATGCCGATACTGCTGGCATTGTGACCGCGAACATGAGCCCCCTGCCGCTCAACCGGACGGCCGCCCTCGGCCTCTCCATTGCGTCGGATCACGTAGTGATAGCCGATGTCGGACCAGCCGCGCTCGTCGACGTGCCAACGGCGGATCTCGTCCGCACCAATGTCCATGTCCGGCGGGGTCGCGGCCGCATGGATCACGATCAGGTCAATGTCTCTCACCGCTTACCCCTTCTTGGTATTGGAAGCGATTTCCACCAGCAACCGACTCTGCTCGTCCATCCGCTGGTAAACGTGAGCGTGTCGCTCCTCGAGCGTCTGCTCGAGCCTGTCAACGCGCTGATGCACTTCCTTGAGGTCCTCCCGGTGCCACTTGTAGAGAACGCTCGCGATCGTGAAGATCCCGATGGTCAACAAGCCGAGGATGAATCGGATGATCGTCGGAGTCTGATCGAACATCAGTTGCCAGATGTCGGGGTCTCTAGGTGTCATTCCATTCCGGTCGCTTGCATGTGCATCGCTTATGCCTACACATGCTTCACCCGGCCGCCCCGGTTTTCCTCTGGCGGGTTTTCCCAGCACGTCAGATCAGCGACCGCTGACCTTCTCGGCGCGGCTCCTTGAGGTGCTGCTCGACACGCTTATCGCTGATCTTCAACGCAATGGCGATCAGTCGGACCGGCACGCCGTACCGGGCCAGCGCCTTGCACATGCCGGCCTTCCTGAGCCCGTCGATGCGGGAGTTCATAGCCGGCACCCACACCGTCTCGCCGCCGAACTCGGACACCAGGCGCACCGCCGCGTCATAACCGACGATCTTCGACACCTCGTGATCCGGCCCAAGGGAATCCGGCACGTACATTTCACGCCCACCCCAGTAACCAACCACCTTGATCGCTGCATCCCATCCTGCCGCTTCCGTGATCCGCTCCATCGTGCTCATCAGCGCTTCCTCTCCTCGAAAATCTCGATCACCATCCGCTCCACATGCGGCCGGTCATGCAGCGGCACGTCGCGCAAACCATCCCGGCGTGCCTCACGGCCATCCATCCGAGCGATCCGCTCGGCATCCCGCCGGCGGCGGTTGTCGATTGCGTTTGGCATGCCGGGGTGCCAGGCGTCGGTCACGCATCCGCACCGATCTGCGCCCCGTAGTGCTCCGCGATGATCCGGTTCACCCCGTCGACCAGATCCGTCCGCAGCTCCAGGTGCACGTTCTGGTTCTTGAGCGCCTTGGCGCGCAGCCGGCCGTCGTCGAACACCTCGCCGCGGCTCCATGCATCGTTGATCGCCGACTCAAGGGCCCGGGGCCTGTGTCCCTTGTCCTCGATCGCGCAGAGCACCCGGTCAAGGTCATTGATCGCGTCCGA